TTGCTTTTTTAGTTCCTGTTATTCCTTTAAATATTGTTGAATTTTTTCCTTGAGAAGCAAAACTAGGTGCTATTTTACCTAATCCTCCAGAAATTAAATCTGGTGCTGCAGCTAATGTTGCTGTTCTTAAAATATTTGCATCTTCATCAGTTGCGCCTGCTGTAGCTCCTGCAATTAAACCTTTTGAAACAGCATTTCTTAAAAATTGATTACCTATACCTTGTGACATAAAATTAGAACCAGCCATTGCCGGTCCACCATAAAACGCTGCTATATAAGGTAAGAACGGTTTTATCTCTTTTGGTATAATCTTTTTTGCAATTTTTCTAATTGGTCTTGTTATTTTTTTAAAAAATCCCATAATATATTTTTGTTTGTTTAGTGAAATGCAAGTCGGCTAACCTTGTTATAGCCAGTATCTCATATTTTACTTGTTTTTATGCCTTTCGTCAATCAATTATAATTTTGTATCGTTACCTAAAGGCACATGTTCTACAATGATTTTAACGTCTCTTCTTATATCATCAGCTGTAGTATTTGTTTCTTTATTTTGTACGTCTAACAACGCTTCGCCATCCGACATATACTCTTGACCTGTCTTCATGTTAGTTAAAGTAACCTCTGTTTCAGGTGTTAAAACTGGTGTTCTTGTACCATTAATGGTCTCATATCTTATACTAGCTTTAGTTTCGGTAAACGGCATTATCTATCCTCTCTGTTCATTTCTAATAAGCTAACTGTTATATCAGGTCCGGTAATATCTGACAACATTTTTAATTTATCATTTTCTTCTAACACTAATATATTGACAATAAATTCATGATGAGCATCTGCTGCTATAGTTTTTTTTTGATAAAAATAAGTTACACCAGTTGATTCAATTTTAATTGTAACTACAGCATCTCCAGCACCTTCATTATAAATATGAATAGACTTAACTAAAGATCTAGAATTACTTGGAACTACATAAACATCTTTTTGAGTACCAGTTATTAAATCAGTATTTGCTTTTTTATAAATATTAGCCATAAAACCACGTAAACCTTTCTTGATTTTCTCTTTGTTCTGTTAAGAATGTAGAGTTTAATTGTTCTACAATTAATGCAATAGATCTATTAATCTGTCTTTGGTTATCTACTTCGTATTCTTTTTTTGGTTCTGGTATTCTTACTGTTACTTTAGGCATTATCTTCTTCCATCTGGTTGTAGATCAACTTGAAACGTTCCAAATCTCCACGATTGACCCGCTCCTGTATTCTGTATTTTTAAAGCAGCATATCTTCCTCTAGCTCTTGTATCTATCTTAGTCGTAGATGAGCTAATTGTAAAGGGACTTAAAGTTGTAGCTGTATTAGGATCAGCAGGAAAGTCAGCAACTGATATAGTTATTAATACATCTCCTATTAAATTTTTAAAGTTAGGTAAAAATCTTCTCATGGCTAGAAAAAACTCAGCTGCACCTTGATCTGTTTGTAAAGAAAAATCATAAGACTCAATAAATGAAGTTAACGCTGTAGTTGAACCATCAGGATTAATTTGATCGGTCCCCGTTTCGTGCTCGAATAATGTACTACTACCTAAACCGTTTAGACCTACTACAGCAGGAAAATTACCTGTACCACTAGAGCTATAAGAAGTTGCATAAGGTAATGGATAGATTAAAGAATCAATCCAAGTTGTTCTAATAGCATTAGCATTAGTTCCTGTGTACCAGTTACCCATAGGTACCTGTGCGTTGTTAACTCCGTAGTTATAACTTACATATCTATTATTAAAATCAGATCCTGTTGATGGATACCACCAAGTAATTTCTGTAAACAAGTTATTTAAACCTGCACAAATTTGTTGACCTTTAGTTGTATCAACATCATCAAATACATAATCTTCAACACTACATGCTAGTGTTTTAACAGTACCATCAAAACCAAAGAAACCATTGTTACTCATCCAATAAGCAACACCATCTATTTCTGTAACAGCGTTCTTACCAATCAATCCACAGTTAGTTCCTACTTGTTCAAAGCCAAATGTAAAAGGAGCTCCTACAAATTTCATTGTATATAAAGCGTTATCTGTCCAAATTAGAATATTTTCCTTAGCAACTAACGCTGACACGATCCGCGTTCCGTCTTGTAATCTAAATGAACCGGCTGTGTTAGTAGCTAGTGTAGTATATAAGTTAAGTTCTTCTGAATTAGAAAATCTAATAAACATATCATCTTGTGTACTTGCGTTACCTATAACTGTTTCTGTACCAAAATGAATTAAATGTCGTGTTGTAGGAGATACTAAACTTAATCTAGAAGCTGTCGGATTACCTACAGCATTACCTGCTGTGTTAGTTCCAATTAAAGTTGCAAAAGGAGAATTAGCTCCTGTTAAAGTTCCATCTGTACTTGGTGTGTTGACCGAGGCTCTATTAGATGTAGGATCTGTTGCTCCTGCATTCCATGTAAATGTTTTTCCATTAGCAATAGTTGCTATTAAAACTTCACCAAATGTATCTAAAGACCAAAGTCCTGGTTCTAGAGTTTGAGTTGATGCAGCTACCGCTACTCCCCAACCTGTATCGGCGCCTCCTGTTACTACTCCACCAAATGTAGAAACACCCCAACCATAACCATAAGTTTGTAATGCTGGACCAACAACTTGATAGGGTTGTATATCAACTGTTGCATCAGCTGCTGTTGCTGTTGCAGCGTTTGGTATTGTTGCTGTAAATGTAGTTGTGCTTGGTACTGAAATAACTTGTACTACTTTATCTTCTAAATCTACTGTAGCAATACCTGTAGTACCTGCTGCAAAATTATTAAAGACAACCATGTCTCCAATAGATAAACCATGATTTACAGCTGCTCCACCATTTTTAGTTGTAACAGTTATAGTTGTTGAACCATTTGTTGCAGCAACACTTGAAGTTAAAAATTGTTGTTGAGTTCCATCGTTGTCACTTTTAAAAGGAGTAATATCAAAAAGTTGTCCTTCAAAATATATAAGTAAAAATTTATCTGTACCAATAGCTACGTATCTATTACCTGTATTATCTACAAAGGGTAATTGTTTTCTAGCAACTCCCACCATAGTTTGATTAAGTAAAGAAGACCAACCACCTATTTTTTCTGGAAGACCATATCTAAATCTGACGTTATCTGAATCTACCCAACGACCAACGGCACCAACAGAGGTATCCTGTTTGTCTATTCCTGGGGCAAATTTAATTTGAGTTAGAGCCATATTTTAGCTCCTAGGTATTTTTATAAGTCCAACCTCTAGTAGTATTAATGTAAACAAGTGTTATAGATTGTCCACTTGTACTTAAAACTAAATTAGCTGCTGCACTATTAAGATTAGAACCATTAGGGTTAATTGTTAAATTGTTAGTAGCAAAAGTTGCTAAGCCATCTACGATTGTAACTTCATCACCAACACTAGGTGTTGCCGGTAAGTTAACTGTGAATGGGTTATTGTTTGTACTACAGATTAATTGATCACCAGCTACTGCTGGGTAAGGTGCAAATGTATCGTTGATTGCATAGTATGCTTTTTGCATAATACCAACTGTAGTGTCTGTACCGTCTGAAACTAATAGTAATGTAGATCCTACTGGAACAGCAACCGAAGTTGCAGAACTTGCAGTTAAAACACTTAAAGTTCTATTTGATGTTCCTCTAACAGTTGCGTCTTCTATAATGAAAACTCTTTTAGCTGATCCACCACCTGTGGTAGCAGGCATAGTTAAAGTTCTATCTCCTGATAGAGTACCTGTTAATTTAAAATATAAATTTTTTCCGTTTGAAAGAGTACCATCGCCTAGTACTAATGTAACATTAGCTCCAGCCATGTCTACAGTGGTATAACCAGAAGCTGCTTGTTCTAAAATTTGTAAATTAGTATTAGTTATGGTTCCCCATAAACCAGCTTTTTCACCAGTTGTTATTTTTTCTAACGCTAAATCATTTGAGTATGTCGATGCCATATTATAAATCCGTATCTATTGGTGTCCAAACGCCATCAGCACCTGGAATAATATTTTGCCAAACTATAGCATTTATCGTGCCGCTTGCCAAGGTAATTGGTGTTCCTGTTGGGTTAACTAAAGAATCAGCTGTAATTGTTACTGTGCCTGTTGTTAACGTTTGTGGGTTTCCTGTAACATCTGCCGTCGCTCCAGCAGTAACTGTTACATTACCATTTCCTAATGTTAAAGGACTACCTGTTAATTCAAAACTTGCATCTCCTGTAATAGTAACTGTTCCAACACTTAAATCTAAATCATCACCATTAACAATTTGAATAATATTATTAGCTGTAATACTTACGTTACCAATATTAACGGTAAATTGATTACCTGTTGTAACAACTTTTACATTACCTAAATCTAAATTTGTAGCTGAAAACGGAGCTTCTGCAAATGCGTTAATACCTAATAACATTTATAATCCTATTCTATTAAATTCCAACTTTGCTCTGATTCATTCCAATTATAATTATTTTCATCATCGGGTTTAGCAACTGGTGCTTCCCAAAGACAAGTTTCTTCATTTAATGTCCAGCTGTTAAAAGGTTTAGGTGCAATAAATGCATCTCTATCTTCATCATAGGTATAACCTATTCCAGCAAAGTGTTTTCTAATATTAGCGTTGTAAGAAGTTTGTTTCCATAATGACCAACCTGTTGTACCTTCTAAAAATTGAATTCCTAAAACTTCTTGTTCAACTCCATTAGCATCTTTTAATTCATTATTATGAACGCTTACTACGTTTATAACTTTATTATTTAATCCTATTTTTGCAAAATGTGCCATATATTTTATACCGTGTATGTTCCTGTTCCTGTAAATTTTATAATTGTTTTTCCACTAACACCTGTTGTAACTGTTGGACTTCCTGTTGTAGTTCCTGAATAATCTGCATCTGGAACACTTAAAATAACCACACCTGATCCACCATTTGCATTACGAGTTGTTCCTGC